AGGAGCCCGACCCAACTCTTGTCTCTATCGGATGGCAACCAGCCTGAACTGGCAGGGATCAGCCATGACTGGCCTCGACTGGAAACGACTGTCACGGATCATGCTGGATCGTTCGGGGCTGATGTGCAGGGATGGGCAGAACAGCATTTAGGGCTGACCCTTATGCCTTGGCAGGTGCGCGCGCTTGATGGTCAGTTGGCTTATGACGAGCATGGTGAGCTGCTGCATCGGACGAGTCTTGTTTCAACTGCCAGACAGAACGGGAAGACCGTTGCTCTAGGTAGTCTCGTCGGCTGGTGGCTCACAGAGATGCCCAAAATACGGGGCAAGAAGCAGACCGTCCTAACAACGGCAAACAGGCTCGACTTGGCGATCACACTCTTCGATGAGATAGCCCCAGTGCTCGAGGCGCGCTTCGGTGCATCCTGTGTCAAGGCTTACGGTCGGAACTCGGTAACAATGCCAGACGGCAGCAAGTGGACGGTCAGGGCGGCGAAGCCTTCGGTCGGTCACGGCACGAGCAACGATCTGATCGTGGCAGACGAAATCTGGGACATGTCGCAGCTTGCTATTGACGGCGGTCTAATCCCGTCCATGCGCGCACGAAAATCACCGCTGCTCAGCTGCTGGTCAACTGCTGGCACTGAGGCATCGACCGCTTTCTTGCGTTGGCGTGAGCAAGGCCTGCGCGCCATTGACCGTGGCGAGCGATCGTCGCTGTACTTTGCCGAATGGTCACCGCCGCCTGATCTTGACCCGATGAACCCTGCCGCATGGGCTTACGGCAACCCTGCGCTCGGTCACACTTTGGAACTGTCAACGATCGAGGCCGAGTCTCAGAACCCTGACCGCGCACAATTCTTGCGAGCATCAGTAAATCTGTGGGTGGCTTCCGATCGCGGCTGGATACCGCCGGGTGTCTGGCCTGCACTCGAGCACGAAGGCGAGATACCTAAAGGCGGCATTGTTGCCATCGAGACCAGCATGGACGACTCCCGCTACTTTGGCCTGCGCGCCGTGGCCCTTCCAGACCGCCGCATTGTCGTGACCGTGGCCTTTGTCGTGGACAGTTTCGCAGCTCTGTTGCTTGAGGTCGATCGACTGACCGCTGACGGCTGCAAGTTTGCTATCTCACCCAGCATCGACATCCAGTGGCCTCGACACCTAGAGACCAAGAAGGTCATCGTCGGGTATGGCGAAATACTGAAATACACCCCCACTGTAAGAAACTTAATAGCGGAAAAAATGCTGCTACATGACGGCTCAACTCAATTAGCAGAGCATGTCCAGCGCGCTGTCGCAGTCCGATCGCAAGGCTCTGTCGCAGTGTCATCACAAAGATCACCCGGGCCAATCGAGTTATGTCGCTGCATGATCTGGGCAGCTGCATTGTGCTCAAGGCCATCAGTGTCGGGGAAGCCGATGCTGGTCACTGTTAGTCAGTAACATACCCTCGGCACTCGGTCGAAGTACCTAGCCTTTCGTCGGGAACTGATTAGGCCGATCGAGTGCCACCATCACAGCGCTCTCGTCTGTAATGTTGTGGCATGGGATTATTTGACCGCAAAGTTAGCAAGGCCGCCATCAGTCCAGCGCCTGCTAAAGCAGCAGCTGCTGGAGCTAACAGTTTTGCAAATCCCAACAGCACAGTCAATGTGTTCAATCAGTATTATTCGTGGCGCGAAGGTGAACAGCGTAATTTGCTTATGTCCATCCCAGCGGTGTCACGCTGCCGCGACTTGCTGGCCTCAGTAATTGGCTGCATGCCATTGCGCGCTTACAACATGAGCTGGGACGGCGAGCGCATGGTCAAGAATTACATTGCGCCTCGATCATGGATGCGGCAACCCGATCCACAAAACACATACGCCCATTTTTTTTCGTGGGTATTTGATGACCTCTACATGTATGGAAGAAGCATCATTCACATTACATCAAGGACGGCTGATGGCTTTCCAGCGTCCTTCCAACGGCTAGCAGTCGGCTCTATTACGACTACCGATCAGACAGGCCCTGTCTGGTTTGCGCCAAGCAATCAGGTTTATTTCAACGGCGTAGAACTTGATACACGCGATCTGTTGCAAATCTTGTCACCGACCACAGGACTTGTTTACACAAGCGTGTCAGCAGTAGAGACCGCGTTAAAAATTGAAGCCGCGCGCAATCGCAATGCATCCTCGTCAATCCCTGCTGGCATCCTTAAGCAAACTGGTGGCGAACCACTAAGCGCGCAAGAACTAGCAGACCTTGCTGCATCGTTTAACGCTGCTCGAGCAACTAACCAGACTGCGGCACTTAACGAGTTTCTTTCCTACGAGCCGACAACAATGTCACCAGACAAAATGCTTCTTATCGAGTCTGCCAACTACAGCGCATTAGAAATGGCGCGTTTAGGCAATGTGCCACCGTACCTAGTTGGCGTATCGACCGGGTCATATTCCTATCAGTCATCACAGCAAGCGCGCGCAGACCTTTACATTTTTGGTGTCAAACTTTACGCCGAAGCAATCGCCGAAGCATTTAGCATGAACAGCATTTTGCCGATCGGCACTTATGTCGAGTTTGATGCCGAACAGTATTTAGAAGAAAACTATTTAGCAGACAAAGAAGATCAACCAGTCCAAGAAAACACGCAAGAGGAGTTAGCAAACCGATGATCAGATTTACAGCACCATCCGTCAGCATCGACGCAGCAGCAGGCGACGGCACACCATCACGAACCATCACAGGCATCGCCGTGCCATACGGTGTGGCAGCAACTGTCTCGGACGGTACAGCCGTAACCTTTGAGCAGGGCAGCCTGCCAATCGAGGGCAAAGCCCCACGGCTCTACATGAACCACGACAGCAATCAGGCCATCGGCATTGTCACCGAGCGCGTCGATACCGCTGAGGGCATGTTGTTTAGTGCCAAGATCAGCAAGACTGCCGCAGGCGACGAGGCTTTGCAGCTCGCTCTTGACGGTGTTCTTGATTCGGTATCTGTTGGCGTAAACCCAACAAAGACTCGAGCAAACGAAGACGGCTCAATCACCGTCCTCGCTGCCGACTGGATCGAGTTGTCCATGGTTCCAGTCCCAGCCTTCGCTGGCGCAGTCATCACAGATATTGCTGCCAGTATCCACCACGAACCCGAAGAGACCGACAATAATGAAATACAAGAACCCACAGAGGAGACAGAACCCATGTCAGAAGTAACAGTCCCAGCAGTCGAGGCAACCATCCCAACCGCTGCAATTCCAGCACAAGCAAAACGCGAGTTTAAGTTGCCAAACGCAGGCGAGTTTATGGCTGCCTACCACATCGGTGGCGACACTTTCCACAACATGAACAAAGCAGTTGCAGAATACACCGCATCAAAGCGCACAGTATTTGAGGCAGCTGCAGGCGATGTCATCACGACCGATACACCGGGTCTCTTGCCAGTTCCAGTCCTCGGGCCATTGGTACAAGACTTGAACTTCTTGCGTCCAGTTGTAGAAGCAGTTGGCGCTCGCGCTTACCCAGACAGTGGACAATCAAAAACCTTTATTCGTCCAACGATTACCACGCACACCAGCGTCGCATCGCAATCAGAATTGGGTTCAGCATCAGCAACAACCATGGTCATTGCGTCCAACTCGATTAGCAAGACCACACTTGCTGGACAAGTAACCCTTTCCGTACAGGACATCGACTTTACTTCGCCTGCCGCAATGCAGCTGATCTTGAATGACTTGATGGGCGAGTACATGATCGCTTCTGACAACTTGGCAGCAGACAACATGCTCACCGCAGCAACATCATCTGGTGTCTGGGACGGAACAGTTGCCGACTTGCTCAAGTCTGTATACGACGCAGCAACGGCACTTACACTGTTCGCGCATTGCCCCAGTATCTGTACATCGGTATAGACACTGAGGGCGATCTGCTTTATGACATAAATGTGCCCATTGCTAATCAAGTGCTGTACACAAAAGTCGCTGACAATGTCGAGCGTGTTGCCGCTACCGGCACAGTCACCTACACCCAGACATGCACATGGGTCACTGCCGCACAGCTTGTTACTTACCTTGGCGTACAGATCACAAACCCATCAGACGATTACACGCTTATCACTCAGGCCGTATCGGCTGGCAATGACTTCGCATATCGTCGCCGCCAAGAGGCTGGCTACATCGACAGTCTCACAACTAGTCCGGGTGGGGATGCCACCCTCGGCACACTCATGTACTGCGCGGCCCTCTGGCGCAGCCGTGGCTCGCTTGAGAACACTTTTGCATCCTTTGACGGAATGGGCGCAGCGCCTCAGCAGAGCCTCACACCGATCGTTAAACAGTTGCTGGGCATCGACAGGCCTGCCTGCGCCTAATGGCTTACACAGACGCTCTCAACGGGGCTATAGACAGCCTTACGACCACACTCACAGCGGTCACTGGCCTGCGAGTAGTCAACGACCCCACAAAGCTCGTACCGAACTGCGTTTACATCGACGCGCCATCCTTCACCACGATCGCAGGCAATGGCAACATCATCCGCATGGACTTCCCAATCAAGGTCATCGGATCAGGGCCAGCAGGCCTACCAGTGCTTCGCAGCATTCTCGACATCGTTAGCAAAGTTCTACTCAGCCCAATCATCGTCATGGCAGGCCGTCCCAGCAATCTAGAAATTGGTGGGCAGCTCTTCCCGTGTTACGACCTTGACTGTGGCATACAAGCACAAAGCGCATAAGGAGAAACATGTACACCATCATCAGCCCACGCCTCGGAACCCCGGGCGATCAGTTCATCCCAGAGGACGGTGTCAACATTGACGCACTGCTCGACGGCGGCCTGATATCCACCGACACCGCAAAGAAATCATCTAAAGTCAAATCAGAACCCAAGGAGCAATAGACATGGCTATCAGCAGCACTTACCTTTCTAACCCAAGCATCACGATCAACTCGGTGGACTTGTCCGATCAGTGCA